AAATATCTATTGTCAGATTCGATTGTTACAAACTACAAACAAGGCAAACGAGAGTTATTATTGAAAGCAAAGCAACATGGCAGAAAAGAAAGTAATTGAACTAGAAGTAAAGACAAACGCACAATCTCTTAAGGCACAATTAAGAGAGGCGCAACAAGAAGTACAGGCACTTTCTGATAAGTTTGGAGCTACTTCAGCACAAGCAATTAATGCTGCGAAACGTGCTGCTGAATTAAAGGATGCGATAGGGGATGCAAAGGCTTTAACTGATGCGTTTAATCCTGATGCTAAATTTAATGCTTTAAGTTCATCTATTGGTGGGGTTGTAAATGGATTCCAAGCTTATGAAGGTGCGCTAGGATTGGTTGGTGTTGAGAGCGCGCAATTACAAGAGCAACTTCTAAAAGTTCAATCTGCAATGGCTTTGTCTCAAGGCTTGCAAGGTTTAGGTGAAGCTAGAGATTCATTCAAGCAATTAGGAGCAGTTGCAAAGAATGTATTTACAGGCATCAAAGGCGCTATTGGTGCGACAGGAATTGGACTACTAGTCATAGGTGTTGGTGCGCTTGTAAGTAATTGGAAGGAGTTGACAGGATGGGTAGAGAAATCATTCCCTTCATTTAAAAAGATTGGTGACTTCTTCAAGAATTTTAGTCAAGTTGCTAGTGGTACATTGGATGCTGTAATTGCTGGGTTCAAAACGGTTGCTAAAGTTATCGGTGATGTATTCAGAGGTGACTTCTCAGGTGCTTATGAAGATGCTAAAAAAGTAGGTTCAAATATCGCGAATGCTTACAATAAAGGTTTTGAAGAAAAGGATAAAGAAATCAAACAAAATGCGTTCTTAAAAACTAGAAAGTTTGAACTAGATTTATTAGAGGCTAAAGGTAAAGATGTAGCAGATAGAAAGCTGCGATTGATGGGTGCAGAACTTCAGATGCTAGAGAAAGGTAGTGATGAGTACAATGCGAAGTTAATAGAGATTGAAGAAGCTAGGACTAAGATACGAGAAGAGGCTGCTGAAAAAAGAAGGATAAAGAAAGAGAAAGGAGAGGAGGCTGAAAGAAAAGCTGAAGAGAAAGCCTTAAAGAAAAGAGAGGATGACTTAAAATGGCTAGAAGGATTTGAAGAGGAAATAGCTGACAATGCTAAAAAACGCAGAGAGAAAACAGCTGTAGACCAAAAGAATGCTGCGGATAAAGAACTAGAAATACAATCTAATAAAATAATAGAACAAGCTGCATTAGATAAAAAAAATGCTGAAGATAAGAAAGCATTAGACGCACAGGCAATAGTAGATAAACAAAGAACATCAGATGCTATATTCCAAATAACAAGACAATCATTTGATGTGATAGGTAATTTAGCTGTAGCTTATGCTGGACAATCTGAGAAAGAACAAAAGAAAGCATTCGAGATTCAGAAAGCTGCTAATATTGCTGGCGCTGTAATGGACACTTACAAAGCTGCTACAGGTGCTTATGCGTCACTTGCTAGCATTCCTGTAGTTGGCCCTGTATTGGGTGGTGTTGCTGCTGGTGTTGCTACTGCTGCTGGATTAGCGAATGTTAAAAATATATCTAATCAACAATTTGGATCACGTGGAAATATATCTGCACCTAATAATGTGGGTGGTGGTAATCAAAACCAAGTTATCACACCAAACTTTAATATTATTGGCTCACAAAATCAAACGCAATTAGCACAATTGAATCAAGCTCCTATAAAAGCTTATGTTGTAGGTTCGGATGTTACGACACAACAAATGTTAGATAAGAAAAAAATACAAAATGCTACTTTATAAGTTATAATAATATGAAAAAGTTACAGAACATTGAACTAACTATTAAGGACGAACAAGAGCAAGGAGTCTTCGCTATTTCATTCGTAGACAGACCAGCTATTGAGGAAGATTTTATTTTACTTTCTGAGATGGAAGTTGAAATGAAAGTAATTGATGAGGGTAAACGTGAGGTAATTGGACTTGCATTGGTTCCTGAAAAGAAGATCCTTAGACGTATAAAAGATAAAGAATTTACTGTGTCATTTAGTGCTGAAACAATTGCTAAAACTCAGGAACTTTACATGAAGAAATTGTATGGAAATAATGTTACAATTGACCATGAAGAAAATGTTGATGGTGTAGCATTAATTGAGTCTTGGATTGTTGAAGATACTAAGAATGATAAATCTAATCTATACAAACTTAATGCTCCTGTAGGCGCTTGGGTTGTGAAGATGAAAGTTTACAATGAGGAAGTTTACCAAGGTATTAAGGATGGTAAGTTCAATGGATTCAGCATCGAGGGTAAATATGATGGATTGGAGCAGTTAGAAATGCAAGACGATATCATGAATGAGATTAAAGAGTTACTTGGTAAACTATGAGTGAAATTCCATATTTCGTACGATACAAGGATGTAACTACATTAGATAGTACGGATAGCTTATATTTGGACGATGCTACGAGTGATGTACCAAAGAAGATATCACTTACCAATTTCATGGATGGGTTGCCTAGTGTTTACACAACTAACAATACAATCTTAAGTGGCGGTATAAATAATCAAGATGAAGATGTTCCACAATTGATAGGTGGATTAAATGGAGTTTCTAAAAATTCAAACACAATAAATAATGGCTAACGAGACTAGAAGAATCATAATAAAAAAAGGTGCTGGAACTCCAACTGTGCCAACAAGCTCAGACCATACCGATGGTACGTGGATAAGTACTGATATTTACGAAGGAGAACTTTACTTAGACACTACAAATGGATTAAATTACACACGTTACGATGATACAATTGTAGAATTATTTCCAACTTCAACAGGTCTAGGTGGTAATGAATTTGTATTTGTTTTTTCTAAATTAGACTTGCCAACTCCTGTAAGTGGTGTGATTACATTAGTAAACAACTACACATACTTCATTACAAAAACGATTGACTTAACAGGGGATAGAATTGTAGGGGGTGTTAATAGTACAATTATAGGTGGATCTTCAGAAAATTGTATCCTTAAATCTACAGGATTAAGTAGTTCAACAGCATTGATTACATCGGTATATTCTTTGCCTATTCGTAATATAACGATAACTCATGGTACAGCTTTAAATCTAGATGGTGACGGAACTACAACCGCACTAGATTGGTTCGGAGTGAACTTTACTGATTGTGCTACGGTAGGAACTGTTAAAGACTACACAAATTTCGTAATGTCAGATAGTGCGTTTTTAAATAGTGGTAATCTAACTTTTGATGGTACGATTGGAACTATAGGGATGAGTAACTGCTTATTCGATTGTTCAAGCGGAAGTACAGCATTAATACTTCCAAGTACACTAACCGTAAGTAGAAGATTTAGAGTTATATATTCCTCATTTGTTGTGTTGAGTGGTGAAACAGGAATCAATGTAAATGCAAGTGCTGCGATATCAAGTGAAAGATATATTTTAGATACTGTTAACTTTTCAGGTGGTGGTACTTATCAAAGTGGAGTTACACATACTGACAATAAAGCGCTGTTTGTGAATTGTGTAGGTATTACAAACACATCTACAAAAGGATTCATGTATATACTTAATAATGGTACTGATACAGCTATCGGAACTCCTAACGTAAATACATGGGTTAAAGCTACAGGTACAACAACAAGTGGAACTAACTCAAAGTTCACACATACAACAAATAGACTGACTTATAACGGTGCTTTTACAAATTCATTCTTAGTAACCTTAAATGCAACTGTTAGAAGTGCGGGTACAAATCAAAGTATAAGTATTGGAGTAGCGAAAAACGGAACTATAATAACTGAAAGTGAGGGGATAGTTAGAACAGCAACGTCAAACGTAGAACATGGAGGAAGTACACAAGCAGTTTTAGAGATGGTTGCGAATGATTATGTTGAGCTATTTGTAAGAAATACAAGTTCAACGGATATAAGAGTAACTGATTTCAATTTTAACATAGTAAAAATACCAGTATAAATAAATAAATAAACCATGGAAAAGAAACCAAGAAAAAAAAGAGGGTGTTTAGGTAAGGATGGAAAGTATTCCCTTGCTAATTGTGAAGAGCATAATGTACAAGGAATTGGACGCGAGTCAGAGCAATCTACAGCGACTATCAATCACGTTGTAGTTGAACGAGTTATCTCTGAAGCTAGAGGGTAATTTAAAACAAAGTAATTAATAATTAGTTAATAAGATATGGAAAAAGAAACACTTTTAAAAAAGGTTAAAAACTTCCTTGTTGAGCTTACAGGTTTAGAGCCTGAGGTTTTAGAAACGAAGTTAGAAGACCAAGTATTAGCTGATGGTATGACTACTATTCAAGCTGATATGTTTGAAGCTGGGGAGAACGTATTTATCGTAGTTCCTGATGCTGAGCCTGTGCCACTTCCTGTTGGTGAATATGAACTAGCAGATGGCAAAATCTTAGTAGTTAAGCAAGAGGGAATCATTGATTCTATCGTTGAAGCTGAGCCTACTGAAGAGAATCCTGCAGAAGCAGAAACAGAAGTGCCTGTTGAAGCTGAGAAAACACCTGAACAAGCGAAGGTAAAAAAGATCGTTCGTTCACAAGTTGAAGAGCAACACTTTTCCGCATTAGAAGAAAAGATTGCAGAGTTAGAAGCTAAGATTGTAGAGCTTTCTAAGGTTACAGAAGATGTGGTTGTAGAGCTTGCAGAAGAGCCTAAACCTATTCAGTTCAATCCTGAGAATTCTCAAACAGTTCAGCACATCGACTTAACACCAGGTAAAGCGAGGAGTATTCGCGACAACATTTTAGAAACAATTTATAAATAAAATAAACTATGGCAACTACAACATCATTAACGACTACATATAGTGGTCAACATTCAGGAATGTGGGTAAAAGCTGCTTTATTAAGCGGTAACACATTAGCAAACGGAGGTATGACTATCATGCCTAACATCGCGTACAAAGCGGTAATATCGAAATTGAGTACAGACGGGCTTCTTGCAAATGCGAGCTGTGATTTCTCTGCTACTTCTACAGTTACAATTACTGAACGTACATTGACTTTAGAGAATTTCCAAGTTAATTTATCTTTATGTAAAAAAGATTACATCACTTCTTGGCAATCAGAAGAAATGGGTTACTCCGCAAACAAAGTTTTAGCTAAATCTTTCGCTGATTACTTACTTGCATTCGT